AGCTTTATAATATTATAAAGCTTGATAAATCAGTAATTTTTTGATATAATATCTATATGGAGACATATAATATCACACGAAACGGGTTAGCATATCGTATAAATAAGCCTATGAGTACGATAAGTATAATGCGAATACCGTATAATCAAATAAAAAACTTTGAATATCAAAGTTTTCTTGTATACATATTAGTAAATCAATATAAAATATACGTAGGTAAATCAAAGAATGGGTTGTTAAATAGGCCGACATCGCATAGTGATAACTGGTCTGAAGTATATTTAATATATGACACAAATAACAATTTCAACGATGGGATTATACAGCAATTAGAGAATGCGATATACAATAAAATAAACGAGACCAATGCATATGATAATCAAACTAAGTTAACTAATACAAACACATCTAGTGTATATGAGCAGGAATTTATTGATGGTATATTAAACGATATATATTATATGTTATATGGATTAGGATTAGATTTAATACACAAGCGTAATATAAGTTATGAGTTACCATCAGGTGAGTATATATACGAATATGAATCATTAAATAGGCTGTGTAGTGCTTATATAGATATTTATGATAATGAGATACGAGTATTAGCAGATAGTGAGATAAGTGATAATATAGATAAAGGTTGTCCGAAGAACATAATCAATTTAAAACAAAGTGAGATGTTAATCGTATCAGGTATACTGCAATATGATATTGTGTTTAAAGATATAGAATCTGCACTATGGTTCATAACTGGAAAAAAGATAAAGAATCTAAGAGAGATAAAAAAAAGATGAGCAAAATTGCTCATCTTTTTTAGATGTTCATCATAATCCAAGTGCCTATAATAAAGCATACGAACGAGATAACACCTCGTATAGCGTAGTTATAGTTTTTGAGTCTTTGACCTGTTCTTTTATATTCAAAGTCAGAGGCATAGCGTCTAAGACCTGAACTTATAAACATAACTAAACTTATTACATAAAATACTAATGCGATAGTCATTAAACTACCTCCTTTCTTTACTTACATATATAACACAAAATTCTACATAAATCAATTATATTCACTAAAACGCTCGAATTCTTATTAATAAGAATACTTTAAAAGAGTTAGAAAACGCCGGGAATCCAGAGCAGCTAAGCTGCTCGTTTATACGAGCGAGAGCGAGTAGTTAAAATAAAAAAAGAGTAGACTCTATAAAGAGTCCACTCTAAGATAAAGTTAATCTGTCCAACTAATTTAATCAGCCCATCCATATATAATCCAGTAGTCGTCTTTTACATTGTATTCTAAACCAGTCAAATCGCAGACAAATTCAACAGCTCTTAGGTCTATGTACATTGGTATAGTCGATGCAATATGAAACTTGTTTACAGAATCGAGTATAGAGTTAATTACGAAACTGACATTTCTTGCAAATTTAATTGACATCAGTTGTTCTTTAGATGGTCTGTTTGTCAGTGGTATAGATTTATAATCATCAACAAGATTATGGAATTTTAAAACAGTATACAGTAATCCACTCATGTGCAATACATGACTGTTATACCCAATATTGTTCGGTGGTATGAGAACTTTGTATTTTTCGTGTAATATATCTTTAAACATAATGTTTATTCTCCTAATTTCAATAAGCCCAACCTGAGATAATATAATCGTTTTCGTCTGTATCTACACGATAATTTAAACCAGTCACATCACACACAAACTTGATAGCTTTTTCAGATATTTTTGCTGACATTGGTATATACAAGCACATACGAAAATGGTTTACGTCTTCAATTATAACGTCAATGATAATGTCAACAGCGTTTGCAAATTCAACTGAAAGCAGGTCTTTTTTAGATGGTTTTACTTTTAGATTCATGTAGTCATTCATAAGATTATGTAAATTCAAAATGACAAACAGTCGTGGGTTCATGTTTAGTTTTGCACTTTTAGACGCAATATCAGTTGGTGAGCCTACCGAGTGGTATTTTCTGATTAATTCATCTTTAAACATAATTTTCCTACAAATGTGTGTCAGACAGTCAGGCGTTTAAGTTCTTTTTTGTACTGTTCCAACTATATTTTTAGCATCAATGCAATATAAGTCAAGTTTATTTTTCTCTTCATCAGAAAGGTTACTGTTTGCTTCATACATTGCATTATTAGATGCAAATAATTCATTATTGAGTTAGCTTTTAATCCAACCTGTCGTGAAACTGAGATTTAACAGTAGTCATCATCATCATCACATTGTTTATCCTTCTCAAGATTGCATCCCCACATGTCTAGTAACTCAGCCCATGAGTATTTTTCCTTAAACGCCTTGTCTGTTTTAAACAGATTCAAGATGTTATCATACATACAATCTACGTTTTTATACTTGTGTGCGAAAGGTTCAATGAAATCGTGTCTATATTTAATCAGTTCAGGCAGAATCTTATTGATAGGGTTCCTAAAGCACCAATCAAGTAAATAAGCAGCATTATTGTCATTGTTCAACTCAACAATATAATCCCGAAGTGCTTCGATTAATTCTTGAGTGGGTACAAGAGTTATAATAAAGTTATAGTTATCTGGTTTTTCAGGTAAATCCAAAATTCTAGCAACATGATTATAGGTCTTGGAATTATCAAAGGTTACACCGTTGATTGTCGCAGTCATATCAAAAGTCATTGTTCATCCTCCTGTAATATAAATGTCAGTGATAATAGTATCTAAATTTTCTCTCGAACGCTTTTATTTAAGATAGACTGTAATATGCGAAAGAAATAGTGGGTTTTTCTGATAAAAAAACAGTCTGGAATTTACTCCAGACTGTCTAAAGCGTCAAAGGCTGTTTCAGTTGTGAATTCCACTGGAAAGATATTTTCACTCCAGTTCAGCGTTCGATACATATTATCAATTACCTTGGTATAGTCATCTGCAAAGGCATAACAGAGTAATGCCCACGTTTTGCTGGAAATTTTACCAAAAGGCTTCCCCGGTTGTGATGCTACAAGAGCTTGTAAGTATTTAATAAACTTCTCAGTTGGAATCACATTGTTCGGAGCCTTAATGCTACGCAAGAAAAAAGCTACTCTGCTAAAATCATTTTCGTTTGTAAATTTAACACCATTAATTGTCGCATAAATATCAATATTCATTCTGTTTACCCCAAAATTACACTCTATCTTGACTGGTTAAAAAGCCTCTTTCGAGTGCCTTGAAAATCAAGAAATCTTTCTGGTCTTGATTTAAATCAAGTTCAAAAGATTTTCCAATACCTAGAACGATTGCATGGATATGGATTCTCATCAAGATATCATCCTCATCTTCAAGTGAGCATAGAGCATCATCAATGTTGTCGGTGACTTTTGTATAGTTATCGTCACACGCATGGTAAAGTAACAGATATTTCGTATCATCCATCACATTATCTCTTAAGAACTTGATGAAGCTCTTAGATGGCTGTACGAAGTCTGGAGCCTTGATGAGCTTTAAGAGTTTAGAAACTCTTTCAAACTCTTCAGGGTCGTTCTTCTGGTTAAATTCTACACCGTTAAGGGACGTGTATACGTTGACGTTCATTGTTTTCCTCCTAGAGATAAGCATTAAATAGTTGCTAAATTATCTCTCGAAAGCTTTTATTTAACAGGCATGTACTATGCGAACGAATTGGTTGATTTTTCAAGTATAGAGCTAATAAGCTCGTTTATTATAAAAAAAGAGACAGTCCGGCGTGTAAATGCCAAACTGTCTAAAAGTTGTTTCACAATATACCAACGAGGTCATCCTGAGCATCCTGATTGATGAGTCCCATCTCGATTGCTGCGTAGAGAATAGGCCGCAGACTTGCGACTACAGCTTTCTGGTCGGGATTAAGCTTAAGCTCAAAGGTCTCCCCAATCATAAGTGCAACCGTAAAGTCATCAATGCCAAGCATATCGTTCATATTGGAGAGCACTCTGTTGTACTCATCATCAAGAGCTACACAAAGGACCTTGTAGTCCTTTTCGTCAGTAACACAGCTCTGCAAAAACTTGATGAAGCTCTGAGTGGGTCTGACAAACTCAGGAGCCTTGATAAGGCTCAGAAGATGAGAGACTCTCTTGTAGTTCTCAGCGTTCGTGAATGCGACACCATTGATAGTAGCAGACGTGTTGAAATTCATTGTTCTTCCTCCTGAAATAAGATTCACATAGTTTCTAAATTTTCTCTCGAACGCTTTTCTTTAACATAGACCATCAAAGCGAGAGAATTTGCATATCACGAAAAATATCAGGTTACAGATTTTTGAACTTATCATTGAGCATCTTTTGGCATCGTCCGATGGAATCATTGCCATAATCAGGTTCGATTTCAAATGCTTTGTTTGCCTTAATCAAATCAATAATGGGCTGGCATTCAGGGTAATCAAGTTCAGTAAAAGCTGTCTGTAATGCGTCAATCTTGTTTAAAAAGGCATTATCTAGTCCAATGTAAGCAAAGGGTCCTTTCATTTTAATAACTTCACAAAGGTCTTTTACAGCCAATACAAAATCTCTGGTTGGTCTGTAATTATCAGGTGCCTTGATAGATGCCAACCATGAAAAGGTGAGAGCAAATTCAGCATCGTTATCAAACTCCACACCTGCAATATTAAGATTGATACCTGTATTCATTGTATTTCTCCTCAAGTCAAGACAAATTTATTTGCATCTATAATTTCTCTCGAACGCTTTTTTTATGATACGTGTAATATGCGAAAGAGACAGTTGATTTTTCGAATAAAATACATAGAGCCTAATGGCTCGTTTACACAAGCTCTCGCTTGTGGTTAATAAAAAAAGTTACGGCAACGCTGTTATAAGCGTCACCGTGGATAGGGGGAAAAGCAATGAATGATTCAAATAGCCACTCGGGCGAGCGAAGCGAGCCTTTTAAATAAAAAAAATTATTGTTTTATCATTTTTATAATAAAAAAGATAGAGAGAAAACTCTCTCTATCAATTATGTGTAAAAAAAATGGCAGAAGTCGGGTTGCTCCCCCGTGAATCACTTCCACCTCAGTTGTCATACGGCTTACGGGATGCGTATAACTGTCGCTTATGACTACTTATCTGATGGATGATAATGATGGTTATCATTTGCTCAGATTTTTATCACAAGGCATTGACCATCCATCAATGGTCATGCTATATATTCTCTCGAAGCGAGCGAAGCGAGCTTTTTAAATAAAAAAACACAGCTAAGATAAGTCTTAGCCGTGCTGATAATATAGCAATAAGTTAAAAAAATATTGCTTAGATAAGAATTATCTAAGCAAGAAAAAAAAACAATAATCGGCGGACCTTCGCCCTACCCAACTCTATACTACGTAATATTCTGTCACAAAGGAGACACACCTGAAGCTTCGGACCGTCGTCCTAACCTGTGCACCCCGGCTTTCGCCCAATGCTCTGAGGAGATTGATACTCCCAACTTTCCCACGTCATTCAGCATTAGAATTACCAATTATTCTTGATTTGTAAAATCGCCTTGTGGTACTCGTCCAGTTCTGTTTTGTCTTATACTCGGATTTCTCCGATTCATTGGCAAGAGCTTGTTTTGGAATTACTTTCAGTAATCTATATGTCCCCATATAGCACTTAAAAGCCGCATTGGTCCCCATTGCTGTGAACCTCATCAATTGTCGCTCCGACTCTTTGAACTGACATTTTACTCATATAGACCGGCAACCGATTCTTGCACTTGAAGCATCTGCTTCTATCTTATATCAATCACTCTCAATAAGAAGCCTTAATTATACAGTATCCCATATAATCAAAACTCTGCATTCAAACCGTTCTCAGCAAGGCTGACTAAACCCTCTTCACTGAGTTGCCGATTATTGCACAATTATACCCGATAGCTTGCCGACAGGCAAGCCTTTTTCAGATATGAAATATCGTTTAGGCGAGCGAAGCGAGCCGTTTTAAATAAAAAAAATGGTAGGAAATGGCCCTTGCCAATCCCTACCTTAGTTGTGTTGTTCAGACACTAACTTCATGATTATATTATTTGTAATAAGGGTTACAATATATTCATGGCATTGCCCATCCCTTAATGGACATGCTAAATTTTAACTCGCAGCGAACGAGAGTGAGCTTTTTTAAGAACTCAAAAAAAAAAGCTAAACGTACAAGACGTCTAGCTAATATAAACAAGCAATAATTACGCAAATAAATTTTTAAAAGCCTGATAGTTTTTATCGTTGCCGGGAACAGCTAATATGACTTCAAGACCTGAGAACTTAAAAATGTCTTTGATGAGCCTTGCAACAACATTTGGGTCCTGTCCGAAGACACCACAACCATATGCACCGAGGATGACCGTATCCAAGTCATTATCAAGAGCAATGTTCTTTATAAACTCTATTCGGTTTTTAAGAGCTTGCAAGTTTGCATCAGGACTTACGTGACAGTACTTGTTAGCCGTAGTCCAGTTCGGAGCTGCACAAGTGATAACATCACATAATCTTTCACGCTTGTCATCTTTAAACAAGATTAACGGCGTATATAGTGCTGTATTGTGATATAAAGCTCGATTGAGCTGTTTTCTGTTTACAGCATAATATGATGGTTCAAACTCTCTCAAGACGTTATACAAAAAGCTTTTGTGGCATAGACACTCTTCCTGAGCCATTGAGCCTTCAAGAAACTTGCCTCCTGCTTCTTTAAAACTTGCGAAATTAAGCACCGCAGCGTTTTTCTCAGGTGCTAACCTTAATATTGCATCAACACTATCTGTATTGATAAGCTTAAACGTAGCCTGTGATTTAGGCTCTGACGGTGCAAGACTTCTTGTATAGATGCAAGAAAGCTTAAAGCTTGCGAGAATCTCATTACTATATTTTCTTGCCATATCCTCTGTATGTCTTGATGCTACTACAGCGTTTTGTTTAGCATTGTCCCAGTATCCCATAATAATACCTCCATAAAAATAAAATAATAATCAACATATCCCCCGTATCTTTTAATCAACTAAAATATTGCTTTATATGAATTATCGAGTATAGCTACTCTTGTATTATTGTATTTATACTGAGCAGCAATGGCAGCAGCATTGTTATAATTATTAAATGTCATTGCTGATAGTCTAAATTTAGTCCAATGTGATTTACTTGTTTTATTTTTTGTATTATTTTTCAAAAATAAAATTCCATCCTCGTATCTGTTATCACATATAACAACAAATTGTTTATTCATGATATTTAATTCTCCTTTTAGTTATTCCTACAGTCACTCGAAGTAGAGACTGTATTATTTTTAAAAAAATATACACGGCATATTCATGCCGTGTATTAATTTAACTGTTCATCAAAAGCTCTTTTACAAGCTTAACAACCTGATTTGCCTGCTTACCTAAGAGCTTCTCGTTAAAGTACTTAGGCTCTTCAGTCTTGATGTAGTCTTCTTTAACATCATCAAGATACGCAGGGATAATCTGGCTCAAATTCTGCATACTTGGCTCGATTGCTAACTTACCAAGTAATCCCTCAAGCCTTGACATAGTGAAGTACCTAGAGATGTTATTAACGAAATCAACATCTTCTATAGCCATTTCTGTTTTAACCTTTGGCTTAGACTTAATCTCAGCAAATCTTTCTGTCTTGTGTTTTACAGCAACGTAATTAACGATGCGGTCATCTTGTAAATCAAGCTCCTGAGATTCAACAGGCTTGTAGACAAGACCCTCTGTCTCTCCGCCGAGTCTTGAATTATTGTCAAGTTCAGCCTTGATAAGCTCATTTAATGGCTTAGTGATATTTACATCAGGGACTCTAAGAGTCTCATCGAATAAGTCATAAAACTCAGACTGAGATAGAGTTCTCATGTGACCATTTTCTGTGATAAATACATCAAACACTCTGAACTGTTGAATGTTATCCAGATTTTCTTGATACTGCATATTCTGGATATCTGCTCCGTAGAGTTCGCCAAAGATATGCATCTCATCAAGATTGTTATTCTTGAAATACTTCTCAGCAATTTCTAAGATGGTTTTTGTATTGCTTGAGTTTAACAGTCTTGTATAGAACGGGTCAGTGTTATCAAGCTGTCTGTTTCTTGAAAAGTATGCAAATCCTGAATCATCTAACTGAATTTGCATATTTGCTCCATGAATTTTCTCAGTCGCATAAAACAACCTATCAATCCAAGCCATAATCTTTCTTGACTTGCTGATATTAAAATGGTTCTCTATAGATGGATATTTAAGCATATAATTTTCCTCCAAATAATTTTTTATCTAACTAATTCCATTTGAGCCGGACGCTCATAAATCTGCATCTGATGGACTACATCAAATCTAAGACCTAAAGTCTTTTTGTTATATCCACCGACAAACTTATAATTGCACAATCTTACAATCATATTCTTGTCCATTGCTTTTGCAAGCCATACAGCCATATTTTTTGGCACATAGCCAATCTGATATACAGACTGTTTGTCGTTCTTGCTTATTGCGTGTGCCAAGACCTGTATGGCATTGACATCATGCTTATTATTAGGTTCTCGTCTAAGAGTTAAATAAGCTTTGTCAGCTTTTCGTAGAGCCCAAAGCTGTTCCTGATAAAAGCTTGGTCCTGCTAACTTTACATCTACGATTTTTGCAAATATTGTTTGTGTCATAATAGTACCTCCTAAAATTATGTATCTATGCTTACACTCGAACCCGTAAGGGTTATTTAAAACAAACGTATTATAAATATTGATAAATGAATATATCTATGTTAAGATGCAATATATAAAGAATTATTTATAATATAACTAATATAAGAAAGGTTATTGTTTTTATGATAATAGAGAAGCGAATACATAATAAGACGCCACTTGGTAATTTTTGGTATAGTACTTTGGATTTTAAAGTATTAACTAAAAAGACACCGTTTGGTGACATAGAGATATTAAAATATATTGGAAATGAAATCATAGGCGTAAACATAAAAATTCCGGAAGGGTTAAAATCATGTGCCTATATGTTTGAGAACAATTATAATTTATTATCAGCACCTATAATACCTGTATCGGTAAGATATACAGATAATATGTTCAGTGGTTGTTCTAGGCTTGAACAAGGCATAGCTATGCCATATGGTGTAATATCATCAAGTTTTATGTATCAAGGATGTACCAGATTAAAATCAGTCCCGGACTTACCGGGCAGTTTAAAGACTGCATCATATATGTTCAGTAATTGTGTAAATTTAATTTTGCCTCCAAAACTGCCAAAAGATATTAAAAACATTTCGGGTATGTTTCATAATTGTAAGTCATTAAACGTATTACCTGATTTGCCTGAAGATGCCAAACAAGATTATGTGTTACTTGGCTGTGACAGACTTAAGAATATAGCATTATAACTTGTAATATATTATATTCTGGGTTATTCGGATAATAAGGCTTGTAAAAAGGCGAAGCCCGTTTTAATTATTGTTCTTACAGCCTATGATAATAAATGCAGTTGCAAACGTGTAAATATAAAATATTTACGGCAACAAATTTAGCCAACTAAATATATCTAAAAACTATTAAGGTGCGTCCGCACGAAGCGACCTAGTTGGTTCATACAGCTGATAAGAGACCATATGTAATATATGGGTTATGCATATGGTCTTAAGTGGTGCGAGTAACAAACGACAATAATAAAATTATTATAGGTTACACGCACCAACCCATTTATAATAAACAAAAAAAAGACAAGCACAGTTTTATACTGTGCTTGTTGAAAATAAGTATAATTTTTTCATATCTGACGTACTGTCATATCTGTATTTTTGACAGATATGTTTAATAAAATCGGCCTTGTCAGCTATATCAGCTGTATTAGCCTTTTGCATATTTGCATACAGTTCTTGTTGATTAATTTCTGCATTAAAGAGTTTTTCGCCATACTGTTCAAGATATTCTTTCTGAGCAAAATAAATCAAAAATACTTTTTTAATGATAGACAGATTATACATTCTGTCATCATGAAACTTATCTATATATTGTCCGATTGTCATATTGACCTCCAAAATTTTAATTATCTACAAGGTCATCCGAAAATGGCGGGAGCTATTTTATTTAACTCTAACAATCTGCTCATAGAGACAGGATTCAGTTAAGTTTATACGTTTGTTCTCATGATAGTGACCGAAAAACCAATGTTTAAACTCACATCTTGCTCTGACATCTTCCAGAAACATAGAGAGATTATTGGGCATCCCGTGATATCCAAGTAGTACAGCGTCAGATGCAGGGGCTTCGTGCGTAAATACATAGTCTACTTTAAAATTATTTTTTTCAAGATTTTGCCAAGCATAATCCATTTCTGCATCACTTGGCATTTCCTGTTTCCACCAGTTAACATGATTAACTCTGTATGCAAGACCGGAGTGCTTAAGCTTTTTAAGGTCATGCTCAAAGTTCTTATCTGTTTTATTAAGTACACCTGCTGCATAATTTGCTTTAAGTTTTTCAGGCGAGGCAAGACCGTTGATATCATGAGATGGAGCACCACCAAAGGCAAATACTTTAGTGCCTGCTATATCATAAACTTCACCCCTCATGAGATGCATTACAGAGTCTCTAAGCTTGTGTACTTTTCCGTTGTTCCAAGTTGATACAGGCATAGAGTCAAGTCTGTCAAAGTTCTCGTGATTGCCATCCACAAAAACTGTAGTAAAAGGCTTGTTATCAAGCCAATCGAGCCAATAATTTTCAGTTTTATCTTTATCATTTTGGCTCCATACAAGTCCGAAATCTCCGGTGACAACAACAACATCGGATTTATCAAGCTCTGTTTGCTCGAAAAATGAGCGTGTTGCAAACCTTGATACATCTGAGTGTGTGTCTCCTGTGACATATAGTCTATTCATGATTTTCTCCTTTATTTTTATAACTTATATTTTTTGGTCCGTGATAAATAGATACATATTGTCGTTTGTTGCCTTTACTATCTGTATCAATATCTTTTATTATTAGTATGTCACCCTGTTTCATCTTTTGTTTTATAGCTTTTATATCTTCATAATCTAATTGTTTTACTAAATTATTATTAGATGGCTTAATTGTGTTTCTTTTATAATCTTTTAGGTTTTTATACTTGTTAATCAATTCAAGCTTGTAAGCTTGATACTCATATGGATTTTTGATATAGTCATCTCCAAAGGTTTCTAATAATTCTATATCTATATAATCTTTATATCTTAAATAGATTAACCAATTAAATAATTTTTTTAGCATAATATCTCCTTTTTGTCTTAACACCCGATAAATATAAAAAAATATCATTTTTGGTGTGGTACGTCACCAAAAATGATATTTAAGTTAAGAGAAGAACAAGAATGGATATTCTTGTATGGCTGTTGGTATCAGCCGAAAGGCATCAATGGAATCGAACCATTGTAGTCCTGAATGCCTAGAGTAGGGGTGAGAGGATAGCATGGATTTTCTATCCTCTCAAGTGTAACATTTTATCAGCTGTAGATATATATAGGATGTATCCTGCTACAGCCCAAAAGTGTTAACAGAATCGAACTGTTATAAAAGCCATAACACTTTTTTACATGATAACACTCGTAGCTTGTGAATACAAGCTTTTTTTATTTGTTTATCAGATAATATTTAGCCTTAATTTTATTGTTTAAACGTTTAATAGCAGGTAACTCAAAATAACATCTCATTCTAAGTTTATGAAAATGTGTTTCGCCATAAAATGATAATACAAACAAATTATATATTTCATCATATGATAGAGATGGATTTTCTTTATGAATTGATGTTATGGCATCAATTAAGTCTAATAGAAATTCATCTTTAAGATTTACATTAAATCTTTCGTTTATGTGATTTAGCGTGTTATACACGCAATAATATAAATCTTTATTTTTAAATTCTATATTATTTATTTTTGCACGAAATTCCGATATGATTATAGCATCTATTTTCATGATTAACCCCTTTTTTATATTACACTCGATTTGCAATAAAATAATATATAAAAAAATTATACTCTAATGATTAGAGTATAATATAATATTAATAGGAGGCGGGTGAATGCTCCTTACATTCACCCTTTTTATAAGTTAGTAGTTGGCTTTTATTAGCCTAATTGCAATAGCCTGAATCGAACAGGCTTTATAACACCAGTTTGCAATGGGATAATATATTGCTTGGATTCGAACCAAGGGCTTCAATTCCGTCACATGGATTTTCACCTGTCTATTGCCTGTTGCCTAAGTACCAACTATTAATAGAATCGAACCAACTTAGAACAGAACGTATGTGCTCTACCTACTGAGCTACAATATATTCAGAAAACCACTCGAAAATTTTTTAATACATAATATATTTTATTAATAATACTATGATTATAAAGATTTTGTATTATAATTGAGATATATATAGATAAGAAAGGAACATGTGTTTATGAAAAAGATAACAGATATAAAGCAGGCGAATATACCTATTAAAGAGTTTGCAGGATTAAATGGCATCTCATCAGGTAATGATATGACTCATGACGAAGACAGAACTATATTAGAATATGGTGACAACGGTCATATTTCAGGTGAAAGAAGTTTGCCAAATGTTATTGACCTTGAATCATCAGTGCGTGATTTTGTAAATAATAATAAAGATAATCAGGCTGTTGATAATCCATTTAAATCAGATGGTACATATGATAAGGTTAGTGATTTGGTAACAGCCTATAATGCTGGATTAGCGTTATCTCATTGGGATGATATTGTTGCAAAACATGGCGATAAAATAAATGAAGTTGTCAAAAAAGCCGATGGTATTTACGAAAATAATGTATTATCATTAGGTGCAGCTTCGTATGTAGCTGAATCACAGGGTCTTGGTGATAAGTCTATTGATTTAATGTTAGACAAATCAATAAATGATTATGGTTTTGTAAGCTCATATAAGATGGCTGATACTCGTGAGATGTTTAATCAGGGTAATGTTTATGATACAGTTGAGTTTGTTCTTGATAAGTCTACAGATGAATCAAGAGCTGCTGTTATGAATTATGTTAATCATAACGATATTTTTATTGATAAAGATGATATTGAGATGTTAGGGTCTGTTAAATCAAACAGTGCATCATTAGATATATCCAATATGATAACTGATGGGGATTATAGTACAGCAGAGATAAAAGATGTAATTTCTGCTACTAATTTATATTATAATTCTTTAGAGAATAAAGGTTCTGTTATGAATAAATCTGAGCTTATGTCTAATTTCATGGAAGACGTTAAAGCTATTAAGTATTACGAGACAGAGAAATACGATATACAGCGTATGGAACATCCGGAAATAAAGCTTACGGATAATCAAGCATCAGGTATTGTGTTTGGTGAGAACAAGTTAACTAACTTAGTTAAAGATTATATAGATAATACGGACGCAGCACCAAATGTGCTTGTTCATTATCATAATAAGGGTCTTGAGTTTGAGCAGGCAAAGCCTGAAAAGTCAAATAGTTTTGAGCATATCAAAATACCGTCAGGTCTTATAGATGGTCCACATGATAGCAAATATGGAAAATACGATATTATCAGTGTACCGTTTGAAGACAGATTCGGTAAAATGACCGTGTCTGATAGTCTTGTAGATAGAAACGGAAAGACAGCTGTTTTAAGTTTACCTTCAGATAGAGATAGAACAGTACAGTTTTATGATAAAGAGACTAAAGAAAAGACATCTGAGACATTTAATGTATCTGATTTAAAAGATATATATAATAAAAACTGGGAAAGACTTAATGCAAGAAATAAAAGCTTAGATTCTAAGTTTGAATCGACACAAGAGTTTCTTGCAAATAAGTTTGATAGTCCTGAAGTTTAAAAAAGACAGGCATAATGCCTGTCTTTTTTTTAATACGCTTTTATTATATTAAAAATAATATATACTGTAATTATAAATATACGAAAGGAACTTATTATGAGTAGATTAGATAATATAGAGCAAGCAAAAACGCCCATTTATCAATTTAAAGGTATCGGCAATAAATCAAATCAATATATATTTGGAGAAGAAGCAATTTATTCACAAAATACAAAGCGTATGTATCCGGATGGATATCCTGTTGCAGATATGGAGCTACAAAATCATAGCATTTTTGGACCGGGTTTAAATGATATGGTTCATATATTAAATCAATTTAATAATGCTAATTCTGATAATCCATATGCTTTAAATCCAATTAATCCTGATGGCACATATGATGATTCAAGGTTTGTTCCGGTTGCTTATAATATTAATTTAGCGTTATCTCATTGGGACGAGCTTAAGTCAAAATATGGTGTTGAATTAGATAATATATCAAATAAAGTGCAGGAGAGTGCCTCTGAATCAGATAAATATGCATATGAGAGTGCAGCTCTAACTTTAGGGTCTCATGCTTATCTTGGTGAATGTGCAGGTCTTGACGAGAATCAAGTCAAGTATATGATAAAACATACAGAGTATAAAGATGGTTATATAAACGAAAGACAATTAGATGATATAAGTTTTGTATTACAGTCTGAGCTGCCTGACGATATTAAGATAAATATATTAGAGCAGGCAAATTCTAATACATTACATATTATTGTTGATAATATAAATAATCCAAATGTGGATGCGAATGATTTGGCTTTAATATCTAATTCAAAAGACGCAAGAGTTGCTCGTATGATTATGGATGATATATCTGATAATATTCTTAATCCTCATGAAGCAAAAGATTGTGTAGCATCAATGAATTTGATGCATGATTATTTAGTTAAACATCAAGAGCCTACTGATGTATTACAGGATATTTATTGTGATGTAAGAAGTATTTTATATAACGAACGTAAAGATATTGCTTCTAAATTATCACGTAATCCTGATGCAAATCTTACGGGAAATCAAAAAGACGGTGTTATATTAGGTGATAATAAGTTATATAATCTGATGCAGGATTATATATCAAGTATGAATAATACAATAGATTTTTCAAAGACTTTATTTGAGTTTAAAGATAAGCCAATGGATGCGTATGCTGATTCTAAGTCAAAATACGAAGATATAAAGATTCCTTTAGGTCTTGTAGATGGGCCTCGTGATGGTAAATACGGGAAGTACGATATTATTAGCGTACCATTCGAAGGTAAATTTGGAAAAATGATTGTATCAGATAGTTTGGTAACAAGAGATAATAAGACAGCTATATTATCTTTAGATTCAAGTAAAACAAAGACAGTGAAGTTTTACGATAAAGAGAGTAAAACTGATATACAACAGGATTTCAGTGTATCTGAATTAAAAGATGTATATGCTAAAAATTGGCAAAGACTTAATGTAAGAAATAAAAACTTAGATGCTAAGTTTGATTTTGTGGGATTATCAGATACATCAGTAGAATATAATTAAAAAAATACACCGATAGGTTAATACCTATCGGTGTTTATATTTATAAATTATCTTTTGTAAGTTCCTGAAGCATCTGGGATATAGAAGTATCATCATACCCTTCAGTTTTTAGTCTTTCTTTGATAGATATTTTAAATAAGTCCAACATATGACAGGTTATGTCTTCTAGGTCATTGAGATTATCATAGTCTTCCCATTCATTACATAGGATGCAGTCTACGACAGCGTCTATATTTATATAATTAGTGCATAGATATTCCCAATCAAACACTGTATCTTTGTTTTTATCTTGACTTTCTTTTATATCATCCATCAAATAATCTGTATTACATGATATAAGGTCTTTAATTTTGTCTTCGTATTGGTTATAATGCTCCATAAAATACTTAAAATCTTTTAACATAGTTTTTTTCACTATTCTCCTTTTAGTTATCTATTACATTTTTCCATACCCATTTATATTCATTTAATATTTTGAGTACATCATTTGGATTTTGCATTTTATTTATTACATTGAGTATTTCTATATCTATATACTCTCTGTTTTCAACAGATACTTTTAATGTCTTTAATGTGTCATTAATTTTTATTTTTGCTTCTTGTTCAGACATATTTAATTTCTTTTTTATAGTATTGATTGCTGAATTATAATAATAAGAATCTGAATACTCTTCAAAGAAGTTTAGAAATTCATTTTTAGTGTACGCTGTTCTGTTTTGTATTTCATGATTAAATTTGTATTTTATTTCCCTCATAGAATCACCTCTTAATTGTTTTATTCATACACTCGCATCTTGTAAAATAAGATGCTTTATTAATTTTAATTATTCTATGATTGTGTCCATATATAAAGTTAATAAAAATATTGATATTATATATAATAAACACGCACATTATGTGCGTGTTTTTTTAATCAATAGGCTTATTTATAATCATGATGTTGGATGTATGTTTAGAATACGAATATCCGTTCTTAGCCCATATTGTAGACCAAGATGAGCCTATGTTTACTTTTTCAACATCAATTATAATCATTGAGTTATCAGGCATTTTTATATATGCCTTTGTTTGTTTTTCTTGTGTTTGGATATTCATGATACATTTCCTTTTATAATATTGATTTCATTGCTTTTGTAGGGATTTTATTTAGAACTGCTTTATTTACATCAGCTATATGCTGTAAATATGCAATTCTTTTATAATCCTTTTCTTGTGCAGCTTCGTCTTGCAATTCTTTAATATCAAAATCAATTCTGCCCATAAGGGTTCTTGCCAGTTCTGCACATTCTTCAGCTGTTAATGTAATAGTATATGTTTTCATTTTTATATCCTCCTTTTATAATTCAATATTTAAAAGCTCTAAGGCTTTCTGTTTAGCAGCATCAGCAGCATGCCATTCAGTATATTCTTCAGCTCCGTTACATGGGTGAACATATAAAAATCTTATTAAATCTTCAACAGAATTAATTTGATTTTTATAATCATCTATTATTGCTTGATTATATGCATTTTTATTATCAACACATTCATCATATGTATCAAACAATTCAGATACTCTGACAGTTCTGCTTCCCATGAAATCTCCAGCCATTGTTCTAACATCAAGAATCAAAAAGCATTCTTCATCATATGTGTTATCTATTGCTGCCATTATCCCTGACAAAACTAGGTCTAACATTTTGTCATAAAAATAGACGAGTTTAGCAGTTTCAAATTTCATATTAATACCTCCTAATTTAATATTTATTATTTGTCTTAACACCCGTATTTTTTTTATAAAAAATAAGCATAGGCTTTTATGCCTATGCTTATTTTGTTTTACTCAGGTGTATTCATGTTTGCATCAACTGCATTTCCTGCATCTACAGTATCTTTGGCAGATGCCTGAAGTACCTGATTAGCCTGCTTTTTATTAAGTCTTGACTGCTTTTCAGACTGGGATTCATCCCAGTCGAAGCTATCGACTCTAATAACAGGTGGGTTATATACCATCTTGCCGGTGTTCTTGTCTAAGTAATCATTAGACTCAAGGTGTACCTGCAAGATGAGCTTATCACCTGTCTGTACGTTGCCCCAGATGCCGGGCTTAATAGTTCCATCTGATTCTCTTGTTACATACTTAGCAGGCACAAATACCTGTACAGGAATAGCATCGCTGTCTTTTCCATCAGCTGATGTAAATGCTCTCTTAGGTGCAATCGTCAAGAGCATCTTGACTGAGCCATCGGAATTCAAGAATGTATGCTTTGGAATATCATTTGTGATAATTCTGCCTCTCAAAATACCGAAGTTATTTAAGTTCATATTTGCCATTGTTAATTTTGTCTCCTTGTTATTATTTATTAAATTTTCTAAATGTGCCCGATGGGATTCGAACCCACATTAACCGGATTAAAAGTCCGGTGCTTCACCGTTAAGCTACGGACACTGATATATGCATTATTTAAGAAAACCTAAATAATACATTAATACCCTCGCCAATTTTAAATGGATGGCAATATCCAATTATGTTTTCCGACCTCGTTAGAAACAGATTAAGAGCTGCTGACTGTAGTACAATTAAGTTATTAGCTGCAATATCTATGTTTGCAAGACCAAAGTCGTCATAATTATATTTTTTATAATCATATAATAAATCTATATATGAATTAACAGCTAAATCTTTTTTAGCAAATTCATAACAATAATTATCTATTATTTTGTATAATTCATTTAATGTATCATTGTCAAGTTCAACTTCGAAATCAATATCATCCTCAATAAATTTTAAATTAAATTTATCACTTATATATTCGTGTATTTCCGGTATAATCATATTTCTAAAGAGCTGGATATATTCCAGCTCCTTATTATCTTTATGTATGCTTAATTCGTATCTGTATGACATAATATTTACTCGATTCTGATATAACAGATAGGTATTTTATCTGCGAGCCAAACTTTTTCGTTTCCGTGATAAAATACCACTCCATCATCATAGGCTTTTTTGGCATCAATTTCAAGTATACAGGGGCTGTTATCACGCCTAAGTCCTACTTTTGTTGCTGTATCTATATCAGCTGACAGATGCACGTATTGTCTGCTCATAGGTAAAAGCCCGTTTGTTTTTATGCTCTCAAGAAACCTTTTTGCTGTGCCATGATATAATTTATCAGGTGGAGCCTGCTTTTCTTTTACTATATGCATTGGTATGGAATGACCATAAAAAGCTCTTATTTTGTTATTCTTTATTTCATGTCTCTTTTTATCAGACTTATCAATCATAGTAACTAAATCGTTTTGAGTAATATTTTTAAATTTATCTTTTATGTTTAGTGCATTTAAAAGCTGTTCTATATTTACCCAGCCTTCTTCATCCATTTCAAGTTCATACTCCCACGGGGCATGCCTTAGAGCATATGAGACTTCTTTGCTTAATTTTTCGTAATTCATCATGTTCTCCTTTTTATTATTATTCCATTTTAATAAACATTTCGGTATCATGATTAAATGCTGTATCTTCACATGGACTTAGTTTATTAGCTTCTTCAGGTGTGGTCCAATATTCGCCATATACAACTTTTATGTCATTTTTATAATAAACTTTAACCTGCATATTAGGGTCTACAATAAACATATCAAGCATCATCACAACATTTTCGACTGATTCAGATAATATGACTTCAGCTGACATATCACCCATCAAAACTACAGCTTTGACTCCATCAGGAATTTCGTATTTCTTGTTTTCTTTTATATTTACAATCATAATGGGTTCTACATATGATTTATCAAGATAGCTTGATATGCCAAAATATTTTAATAAATCCATATCGGCATAAATTGGATTAGCACTGTCATAGTCATAATCTCTTTCCAATGCTTGAAGTTCTTTACAATCAAATCCGTTAAAAGATAGTCTGAATTTTTTTGCATTTTCACGATACATTAGTTCAATAAAGAATTCATCATCAGTTATAATTTTATTATCTATGTCTTTAATGTTTAATAGATATATAAGGTTGTCATCATATGGATTTAGGTTATCATCAAGTTCTATATTTGTGTTATATAGTCTATATGATGGTGATACACCGTTTATTGGATTATCTTCAACATATTTAAATGTATTATTGTCCTGATATATAAATCCTCTGAAATCCATCCAGCAATCTGTGATAGCTATATTATCCGGCAGTGCTTTCATAGTTGCTATTGTATTAGCATGAATATCTATAAAATTAGGATTATCTTTTAAAATATCTTCTTCGGATTTTTTATCTAAGTTATATGCTTTAATACCAATGACTTTATAATATTTATCATTTTCATTATAATTAATATCATTTTCGTCTACGATATAGCCAACTAAAAGTCTCTTATTCATAATACTTGCGTCTTTCTTATTAAATTAAAAAAAATCAGGCATAGGGGTGCAGCCCTGTTGCTGCTCTGACCCACCTATACCTGTTTGCTGCTGCTTATTTTATTAGTTTATTTTGGTTATTATAATATGGATTTATCTACCTCTACCGCTTCTTCATGATTGCCGCCTCCATTTTTTTAAGTTAATTAAACCGAACTAAATCGGCTGAGAATTGTTGTCATAATTGCCCTCGGTCAAGCGAGAGCTTGACTTTTTTATTATATAAAAAACATAAGACTTATCTAAATAGATAAGCCTTATTAGATTTAAGAATAGGGGTTAGATTGATGAACTTGCGACAATTGTTCAATTGCATCATCAAACGCTTTCTTGTTGACAGGTTCCTGACTAATATACGCTTTATTCAGCCAAAATACAGCTGATTGTGTAAGACCACTAAAGATAACTCCGTTGTTTTTCTCAAGTCTTTTAGCACGACTGTACTTTTGGTTTAATGACATATAATCATCTTCAGTGAGAATGTAATCTGCATTTTTAAACAAATACTTCATGTTCTCCATAAGTCCATTGAATGTCATAATGTTTCCTCCTATTGTTTATAAATTTTGAATTATCTAATATTTCTCTCGGTCAAGCTTTGGCTTGACCTTTATTAAAAAATAAAAGCCTGCCGGACAATCCGAACAGGCAGTACACATTCTGTTCCTTTGGTCAATGTGTTAACCGTTACTGAAAACTTATAAAAAGCTAATAAACTTTTATGTTTCATTCCTACTTCATCGAGTATGCTTTCATACTGAATAAATTCAAATACTAATTACAAGTTCTTGTACTCTCCATAGGCGTCAATTCCCGATTAACGTTCGGTACATATCTGTAATAACTTTAAAGTGTTACACTACAGATTGTTTTAAAACATTCTCTCCATACTGCTTTAGATTCAAACTTGCTTGAAAATCTCTATCTATGATGTTTCCACATTTACATTTATAAATTCTGTCAGACAGTTTCAAATCTTTTTTAATATTTCCACAACAACTACATAGTTTAGAACTTGGAAAGAATCTGTCTGCTATAATGACTGAAATATTATTCCAGTTAGACTTATACTCAATCTGCTTTCTAAATTCATAAAAGCATTGTTGTTGTACTGTTTTGGATAAATGCTTATTTTTCATCATTCCACTTACATTCAAATCTTCCATACAGATAAAACTTGGTTTTCGCTTTATGATTTCAGATGTTGTCTGATGTAAGTAGTTTTGACGAATATTTGTTAATCGTTTTATTACTTTTAAAAGTTCTTTTTCTCTTTTTATTATGTTACTTGTTTTACAATAACTGCCTCCTTTCTTATTTTTCTCATATCTTCTTGATATTGAACGCTGTAATCTGCGTTTTTTCTTTTCTATTTTTCTTACTTTTTGTGTTTTATTTATGTTCTTATAAGTATTTCCATCAGAACAAACTGCTAAGTTTTTAATACCTAAATCAATTCCGACACCATCATTTGATGGAAGATTATTATTGTCATCTACTTCAATTCCAATGGATACATACCAATACAATCCATCATATGTAAAGCGTGGATTAAAGTATTTACAGTTAATTGGTATTCTTTCTTTTTCACAAAGTCTAATCCAATTCAATTTTTGTTTATTTCGTCTTTTACTCATTGAAAATCCTTCGACTTTTACATGAGTATCTGTAAACTGAATTTTACCAGTATCTTGATAAAAAGAAGGAGTTGAATGCTTTTTACTTTTAAATTTAGGATATTTGCATTGCCCTTTGAAAAATTTTTTATAGGCATTACAAGTATCTTTGATTGCTTGCTTTGTTACATTATTACTTACTTCATTTAACCATCTATATTCTGGCAGTTTCTTTAGCTGTGTAAATTCTTTTCGTAATTCATTATCCGATAAGAATTTATTTTTTTGCTTATAGTTCTCTTGTTCCTTTGCAATAGCCCAATTGTAAGCAAATCTCGCACATCCAGCATATTGAAATAGTTTAGTAATCTGTTTATTATTTGGGTATAGTCTGATTTTTATTGATTTTATCATTTTTCACTGTCAACCTCAATTAATTCATTTACTAATTCTCTAGCTTTATTAGCATGTTTGCCTTGTAATTTACAACTCCATTTTACTGATTTATCTTCATTAAATACATAATTAGCATCAAGTTTTTCGTTTGTGGGTGTAGTTGAGAAACATAAAAAAATCATCAAAATATTCTTCTATTGCCGCCCAATGGTAAGATTCATAATACATATTGTAATTCCTCTTTTTAATAAATTTTCACTAACGCCTGCTGTAGGACTCGAACCTACACACCGGTTCACACCGGTTACTAGCTGTTTTCAAGACAGCGGCCTTACCAATTAGGCTTAAGCAGGCATAAAAAATAAAAACTCTAATACAGACGGACTTATTTTTGAATTTGTTATCCCGTGATTAGAGTTTTTTCTTGAGAGTTGTGATTCACGATTAGGTTTATACAGACGTGCCGTGTTAGATTTTTGCACCGTGATAAAACCTCTTGATTTTCACATAAATGCCCTCGAAAGCGAGCGAGAGCGAGCGTCTTTTTAAAAAAAATATTAGAGCATATAATTATAAAAAAAAAAAGAATTAAAGCAATTATTATAATCACTTTAATCCTTTGTCCTCAGCGGTCTTTTTATCGTCTGCCGCCATTTTTTTTCTGCACCCTCGTGCGACATGTCCTCGCCGGCTACCCGCCAGCTCTTATATATGCTCCTGTGTGTCCAGAGTCCACAAGATAAGACTCAGCTATGCTTTTCTTACGGTCCATAGCCTGACCTCAGTATACCACTCGAAACTTGCGAGAGCAAGTTTTTTTTGTTTTTAACTTTCATGAGATTTAAGCCAATCCTGTACAAACCATAACTGACCACAACCTCCACCAATAGTGTCTTGTCCATCAGGGTTAAACACTCTTGTGTTATAGCCGTCTGATAAAAAGTTATTGGCTATTTTATTAATCACTTGCATATTATCATATTTTGCTTTTTGTTTATTATTTTTATCAAGGCTGTATACGACACTAAATGTAAAATAAAAGTTTATATTATCAAATAAGTCTTTAAGATGATTTAGTTCGTCATCAGATGTATTATTATTTGTAATACAGTAATTAAGATATACCGGTCTGTTTGTTTTCTTAGACCATAATACACCGTAGTTTCTAATATCTCTTAAAGACATTTTATTTTTATACGGAATAAGTTTGTTGCGGTCTTCATCAAAACCTCTGTGTATAGAGAATTGCAAGCCTATATTCGGTATGGCTTGTGACAGTTCTATAAAATCATTATAGATTTCAGGCTTATCAAGAGGAGCAGTAGTGGATATAAGTAACTGAGCATTAGGGAAGATTGCAGGTAATAGCTCTAAAGTTTTCTTTAAATTTTCGTAATTGTGAAATGGTTCACCCATAGACATAAACATTATCTGAAATTTCTTTATATCATTTGTATTTTTTACTTCTTTTAGAACTTTAGCTTCTATTACAGTGTATATTTGTTGTATTATTTCGTCAGATGTTAGATTTCTAACGAAATGTTTTCCTGTACCGCAAAAAGCACAACCCACTTTGCAGCCTGATTGCACAGAGCAACAAATTACTGTACGTTCTTGATATGAGTTGTATTTATATAATACAGCTTCTGCAATCATATTATCTGATTCAAATATAAATTTTGAAACATTATTATCTTCTAATATTTGGTATTGCATATTATATTCCTTTCGTATGAATTTCATAAATCATATTAGCACTCGATTTCACTTATGAGAATATTGTTTTATAAAAAAAATTCGGTGCAACCATGATGGTTGCACCTAGCTATATTATAGCAATGACAATCAGACCCGTATATCCAGAGCCTACGGGAAGACCCGGTTACGCCTTATATTGGGCTTATCTATTAGTCCTACCCTTGGTCCGTAACCTGACCCATTATTACCCTCGAAGCTTGCAAGAGCAAGCTTTTAAAAAAAAAAAATAAAGGCTATCTTGGTCACGATGCAAGATAGTCCAGAGTCAGGAGTTGAATGGAAAACGAGGCATTTCTGCCTATTAATACACTCGAAGCAAGCGACAGCGAGCAGTTTTTTATATATTGGCTTTATTGCTTGGTGTCAATATATAAGAACAATAACTATTGTCTAAGTGATATTTTTTGTAATCTTCATATATATCGGTATTCCTAAGTCTGGTGTTTATATATTTCAGACTGTGATTATCGTGATAACCGACAAAAATGCTTATTTTTCTGAATTTATCAGGTTCACCAAGTCTTATATTAAATTTGTTTGAAATGGTTTTACCTTTTTCATTTTTTACAGGTATAACGTCTTGTTTGTTTACAGTGATTCTAGCATGACCATTATTGTTTTTAAAACATGGCACATGAACTACGTAAAATTCTTCACCTGTTTTATGGTTAATTTTACGTCTTAAATCTTTTTTATCTAGGTTTTTTAATATGATATCCATTATTTGTTTTTCTTCTTTCTTATTTTTGTTATGGCACCCGAAAACAATAAACTTATCCTAAGATAAGTTTATTGTTAATTACACTATATATGCATCTATCAACAGGTTTGCCCACTGATTTTGCATACCTAACACACTCAGCTGTACCGCCGGGTGTCAATCTATTGTTTGCGTCTTCTTCATGTGAATACATAGCAAGTACTCTGCAAGATGAGTCTACCATTTGTTCGTTGCGGCCCATTAAAGCGTCTCTGATTACACTAAAATTATTAGTTGGCTTTACATCCGGATAACAAACATGAATCTTATCAGCTAACTTAAGCATCTGTTGATATTCGGTTTGAGAAAACAATCCAAACTTTGACCATCTGGACTCTTGACCCATAAATGGTACGTAAACAATATTTTTTATAGCCCATTCCGGATGGTTCTGTTTTAACTTATTTACAGCCCAGAACGCTAATTGGTCAAACCCCTGAGCACCGCCTGAGATAAAAGTATTAATGCCTTTATAAACCACATAAGCTTCTAAGCTAATCGCTAAGTCGTTCACAAAATTAGTATAAGCATTTTTGTCATACCCTGCTAATTTATTAGGACGATGACCAGTAAAACATAAAGTATTATTCATAATAAAAAACCTCCAAAAACTTAATAATCAAATTATCACTCGACATGCTGCGAAGCAGCCTTTTACGCCGTAGGCGTAGTTGATGCATTATAATAATGCATCATGATTTTTAACAAAAAAAAAGGCTACTAAGATGTAGCCCTTTTTTTGTTTTATTCTTTTGTTACAACCACGGCATCTATAAGTTCTTGTGCAATTTCATCAGCCTTTTCTTCGGTTTCATAAGAGCCCCAGTACCAGAGCTTATTATCATCAAGTCGTGCTACTATGAAATTATAATTAATATTTTCGGGTGTATTGTATAAGTTTACAAACATTTTTCATTCTCCATTTTGTTTTGCAGATACACCCGATAAATAAAAACACAGGTATATCTGTTTAGTTATTTTCTAAACAGATATACCTGTGTTTTTTTATTACTTAAGAGGTTTCGTTATGACATGTTGTCACTCGAAAGGTTGTGTGAACAACCTTTTTTAGTGATAAACATGGGTTTCTTATTGAGCAATCATCTAATTAGGCAAGATTTATCTTGCCGTTAATAACAAAAAAAAAAACAGAACCACCTATTACTAGGTGGTTCTTTGTATTATGCCTGAGCATGTACCTGAGCCTTGTAAGCCTCTCTCTCTGAATCAAATGCCTTAAGGATATCAGCGTTGCTCATTTCAACTGTACCATAAGTACCATCCGCATTCAAGATGCTGACCTTTCTCATCTTGTCCGGTCTTCCAAGCAGTACGTTCTTGAAGCCATCTACAACTTCTGTTCCCTTATTCTTGGTAGCCGCAAAGACCTGCTTTTCGGTTACGGCAATCGTGCCGAACTTGTTTGCACTCTGAGGGCAAGCTACACTAACTGAGTAAAAGTTTCTGCCATCAGACTTATTGGTCTGCATATGCAACATTTTATCAGAAATGAAGTTGATGAATACGTTCTTTGCTGTGTTTGTGTTTGCCATAATTTTTCTCCTTTTTGTTAAACAATAATTTTTAATTTTACTATAACTTCTCTCGAAACGAACGAGAGTGAGTTTTTTTTTTTGCTGTTTTCTTAACAGCTCGACTGTCTTTTTTTTCTGACAATCTATATTAACTCTCGAAGTGAGTGAGAACGAACGCTTTTTTTATTTTACTTATTTATTATTACTATCGTTGTCTCTACTTTTTTCTTGAGTATCTAAATTTCAACTCGAAGGCGAGCGAGAGCGAAGCCCTTTTTTTAAGCGAACGAAGTGAGCGACTTTTTTGTTTTTTTAAAATACTAGGCTTCTATAAAATTATAAAAGCCCAATATTTTTTTTATTTTAATTTATTTATTTTAACTCACTTCTAACTCGCATGAGTATTTTACCTAATTTATTTTCGCCTACGCCATGACATATACCCCAATAAGTATCATGCCACCAATTTTCTTCGACTATATCTAAGTCTTGTGTTTGCAACAAACGCCATCTCAGATATTGATTTTGACTAAATTTAGCCTTAACTATTTCATACATAACATCATCACGAATATTATTCCAATGTCTTATTTGTTCCGGTGACATTTTGATATTATTATTGGCATATCGTTTTGCATCTATGCCTTTCATAATTTTAAAATTATCAAGGCTTATATTTGCATCAACAAGTACTTGTTTTTGAGCTTGATATGCAGCTTCGGCATTTTGATATTCAATATTATTATAAGTTACCGGTGCGTTATACATATTACTCAAAAACCAAAAGTTATCTCTAAATTGCATAAATAATTCTCCTATCTAAATTAATACAGGATAGAACTCGTTATAAATATATAGGTCACTTAATAAGTGACCTATTGTTTTTTAAGCAACTCTTATAGTCCTGTCAG